ATGCTGAAAATCGAAATTAAAGAACCGAACCTGACAGGCAGAAAATGGCAAAACGGCAATCCAGTATTTGAACAACACGCCTGGGCATTTATCCCAGAACCAAACGGCAACACTGCCGATTACCCGCAACGCGTCACTTTACGTCTAGAAGATAATTCTCAACCGTACCCGATTGGCGTTTACGTCTTACCATCCTCAGATTTCTACGTGGGCAATTTTGGCGCGTTGACTGTTGGCCGCGCACATCTAAAACCATACCCAGCCGCAGTACAAAAAGCCGCTTAGTTTTTCGATGATTTCCAACGTCCACAATCTCCAACTTTTGACTTGCAGTGCTAGTACCACTGCAAGTAATTCCGGTAGACCGGAAAATCTCACTCATTTTGACGACATTTTTGTTGGCGAAGTCATGTGCGATTGGTTGAGTTTTAGACACGATTTTGATGTTGGTAATCAGACTGAATGTATCGAATCAGGTAAAACTTTAAAGCTCACTCAGGATGGCGAGATTGAATGGGAAAAACAGGACTTCAATGTTATTCGTTGTCCTAGTTCAGACACTAGCATCCGCATTAAATGTGACGGTGCGCATTTATGGTTTCAAGGCAATATCGGACGTTTTCAGCAACCTGATAACGTCAAGGGCTTAAACGTTAAACAATGCTTTGAGAAAGCCGCAGAGGTGATACGCCACCTCTACCCTCATTTGAATCTCCGCGACTTAGGCACGATTCAACGCAAAGGCACTATTTCACAATATGGTACTTACATCACACGCCTAGACCTAAACAGCAATTTTTATACAGACAACTACCTGCATTTATCGCAGGTTTTCGCTACTCGCAAGATAGGCCAAAAACTGCCGCGAGTTGGCAAGTACGGCCCTACATGGGGTTATGACGCTAAACGCGGTCAATACTGGAAAGCCAAGCTCTATGACAAAGAAGCAGAACAGCAAGGCAAGCGCACACCGAACACACACGAAACACTGGCACGCTTTGAAGTGCAACTGGGAAGCGAATATTTACGACAACACGACTTAAACACATTAGCTCAATGGGGCGACAACATGAATACAGAAAACATTATTTACGGCCACTTTGCCAACCAATTATTCAGGGAACAAGCCACCCTAGACAAATTTGTCGAGCTTCCAGCCAAGCTAAGACAACACGCAATTATGTACCGCGAGGGAACAGACCCTAAGACATACCTCAAAAAATCTCAATATTACATAGTTAAAGCCCAGCTCTTAGAGTTCGGCCTTGATATCTCTTTACCTTGCAATGTTGAAGTCCTTAAACAGCAGGTAAAAACCGTACATGTTAGTTACGCACCGACTTTAAGAAAGGTCGCTTAATGTGCTTCTTATCCCTCTCCGATTGGTTCTATAACGGCCAACAACTGACACATGCCCAAGTAAGGTTGTTCTTACTCGGTCATATGAATTTGTCTGCTTCAGACAATCCGCCCCCTACGGTTTAGGGTATTTTTGAAAGGTTCTATCATGAAACAAAAAGCTCTTTATGCTCGTCGTGTTGCTCAAGGTTTAGCCGCTGGTATGTCATTGGCCGCGGCTCAAGCATGGGCGGCTCTTCCTGCTGGCGTAACTTCCGCTGTTACTTCAGCTCAAGCTGATGGCATCGAATTAGGCGGCTTGATGCTAGGTCTAGCTGTAGCTGTTGGCGTAGTATTCTGGTTGAAACGTAAGGTTTAATCATATGGCTGGATGGTTTCACAATGGTGTCTGCTATGCGGAGCAATCGCAAGCGATTGATACGCATTTTCAAGCCATCCAGCCTGCTATCACTCACACTCCGACTGAGACGGTAAAAACCCAATACGTCAAACAAATTGACCAAACATGGGTTCTTGTCACGCAAAAACTAGACAGCACTGGTTCAATTACTCAAAGTTATAGCCTTACAGTTGCTCAACCAGTTTTCACCGAATGCGAATCACCAAACGATAAAACAACCAATTTTTTGAACGGTATGGAACTTGGTTGGGCTGTTGCTACTGTCATGCTTATTGTTTTCTGCATCCGTAGAAGTTACCGAGGTTTTTAATGCAACCGCTAGATATTTATACATGGGCTGGCTTCTTAATCGTAGTTTTACCGGTAATGATCTTATGTCGTTAAAAAACTTTCTTTTTCTGTATCTAATTGCACTTTTTTTCGCACATATCGTTCAAGATGCATACGCCGCCGCTGATAATGCTTATTATGCTGGCACCTCTGGCTTCTATTCCAAATCAGCTACCACAGCTTGTCAAAGCTATATTTCAGGCCGTGGTGATAACGCAGTTTTTAATAAGGTAGTTGCAAAACCTAGTGACCTTTATGAGTGCTGGTGGCAAACAACCAGCCCCGAAGAGGGCACACAATACAACTATCGTGAAATGCCAGCCCTCTATTGCCCACAAGGCCAGCAATTCGGTACGACTTCATGCGGTCAACCACCTCCCCCGCCTTGTGTTGCTGGCCAAGTTGTACATCATTTTAGTGATACTAAACTTGTTCAAGGCAATATCGCTTGCTATCAATCCTGTGAAGTCTATTCTAAGTATCTTCCACCCTCTTACATTAACTGCAACTATCAATCAGTAGGCGGTGGTAGCTTAGGTTTATGCGACTACTTCTATGACTATGAAGTTAAAAAAACAGGTAACACATGTGACCCTGACACACCATTACCGACTTCAAAACCTAAAGCACCACCAGATTGCCCTGTATGTGATTGTCTTAAATCTGGTCAATCATGGGGTACGGTTAACGGTGCCGCTGTTTGCGTTCCTTTAGGTTCAAAAGGTTCTAACCCTGTTATTAAACAAAACCCACCAGTTGAAACAAAGACCACGCCACCACCCACGGCTGAAAACCCAAATCCCGAACCCGTCATTACTGTTTTAAATTCTGGTTCTACTAAAGTTACACCGCCTCCCGCTGGTAGTCCTGAAGGTACGCCTCCTGTCATTACTAAAGTAAGTAATGAATCATCTGGTTCTACCACTGAAACATCAGAATCAAAAGATTCATTTTGTGAAAAAAACGCTAGTTCTAAACTCTGTAAAGCTGAAACCGCGTGTGAGGAAAAGCCAGAGGGGCCAACCTGCAAACATTTATGTGAACGATTCCCCGACATCGTTGCTTGTCAGGAGGTCAAAAAATACATAGGTGAGGTTAAAGATATTCCAAAAGAAGATGAACTTGAAGAAAAAGAAATTGAAGCCCCTGTTAGTTTCAACCATGTATCTCTGCCAGCTAATAGTTCATGTCCTGCCCCACAGACAATCTCAATGTATGGCGCACCGATTACCGTTTCATTTCAATGGTTATGTGATTACGCATCAGCTTTTAAACCCTTGATGATTGCCTTTGCTCTCATGTTTGCCGCCACTGTTGTTATGTCTGGCGTTCGTTCTGATTCTCAACCATACCAAAGAGGACTTTTCTAATGTGGCTGGCCTTATTAATCCCGCTTGCGCCTTTCCTAGTCAAACGTGTCTTAGTCAGTTTAGGTATCGGTATTATTACTTACGCTTCAATGAGTGGCATTTTGTCACTATTCATCGCCCAGATTAATAACTCGCTAGGTCAGACAAGCGCAGTCGTTTTACAGATGGCTTCATTATTTGGCGTGACTGACTCACTAAGCATTGTTCTAGGTGCATATTCTGTTAATGCTTCACTTGCTACGATAAAAAGGTTTGGCTTACTATGATTACGATTATTACAGGCGTCCCTGGGATGGGTAAAACTGCCCTAGTGGTCAAAATGATGATGGACGAACTCGAAAAGGGTGATAGACCCTTTTTTTGTATGGGCATACCCGAATTAAAATTAGACCATTCGCCAGTTCCGCCAGTAGTTGAATGGACAGAAAAACGCCCAGACCAAGATGATCCATCCGTACTTTTGGACTATTACACCTTTCCCAAGAACTCCATTATCGTGATTGATGAAGCCCAGCGCGTTTTCAGACCTCGCGCTAGCTCCTCAAAAGTTCCCTCACACGTTGCAGCACAAGAAACACACCGACACACAGGCGTAGATTTTTGGCTACTGACACAAAAACCTAACTTGATAGACGTCAATATCCGTGAATTGGCTGGCCGTCACATCCATCTAAAAAAGACCATTCTTGGCGGCTACTTATACGAGTGGCCAGAGTATCAAGATGTTAATTCTAAAGCGAACTTACAAGCCGCTATTAAACGTAAGTACTCCCCACCTAAGCAAAGTTTTCCTTTCTACAAAAGCTCAGAATTACACACTAAACAGCCTTCTAGGTTTCATCAGGCATATTTAGTTCTTTTTCTAGCCCTTTCAATGGTCGGATACTGCGTTTACCAGCTATATAACGGACTTTACCAACGCACTCAGCAATCTACTAACCCTGCCATTGTTGGCGTAGATGCAGAATTAAAAAAAGCTATTGATGATGAAGCTAGCAAGATTCAGCCCATACAAAACGCTGTTTACAAGTCTGAACAAGCCCCACCACCTGAAATAAAACACCCTTACCTTGGTTACACGTTTAACATTAAAGCCACGATAAAAAGCGCCCGCTATACACGCACTTACTATTACCTTAATAACGGTGCTAATTCTGTGTTTTTAACCGATGCTGAACTTAAAGAAATTGGTTATTCAATTAAGCAGTTGACTGATTGCTCTGCATTTTTGTTTTTTCAAGGGGCTGAGATAACAGCTACATGCTCAACAGATACAAACCAACTAAGCGGTGCCCGTCAGGGCGACGGTGTAGTTGGTTTGTCCCGCCCCCTCAAAACCACAGAATCAGACGAAACTAGATATATAACACCAGTGCCGATGCAGGGCTTAGGTTACCCCGCTTCACCAGCTTTTTAA